TATAACCATAATAACGTTTGACATAATCAAGGTCTTTGATTTTATCTTGACGGAGCCAGGGAGAAAATCTCTTCTTTTTCCTCAGACTATTTATAAAGAAGTCATATTGCATCTTCTTTGGGAGGAAATGATATCGATTCATTTCATTTGCAAACATAATACAATCAATGTGCCCAGAGAGGCAACGATTGATAATATACGGGGCATATTCCTTCTCAAGCGAAGGATCTTCGTCAATCAGGTGTTGCTTCGTCTGATTGATCGAGTTTAACCAGTCCTTCAATTCCATAATTAAAAAGTAGTAGTTCTTTACGTTGTTTTTGCTCACGCATATATTCACCTACAGAACGCATCGTATAAGTCAGATCAAACTCAGCAGCATTCCAGTTAGTAAAACGATCCTTGACCAGTTGATCAGAATTATAACTCACTAACTGATCCATATCGTTAGCATCGCAATCAGCAGCAAACTTATCGTGATCAAATCTTTTGTGCATTGATCCCTTATTCCCGTAGAGATTATCCTTAATGTCATAAGGAGGATCGAGATACATAAAAGCACCTTTGTTTCCATCCATCAGATAATCATAAGAGTAATTAGTTATACGCCAACGTTCAATTATTTTAGAATACTCAGGCAGTTTTTCGATGCCCCGCAGACTGAAGTTGGCATTGGAAGCTTGTTGTGAAAATGATGAACTCTCCGTGAGACCACTGAAACTGCACTTATTGACAACATAGAAAGCCACAGCACGATCAATACTTGGCAAACTTTGGTCATTGATTTGCTCCTTCGCTTGGAGGAAAAGATCTTTCGCTAGTTCTGGAGTATTGTTTGCCGTCTTAAGATCTACAAGTTTATCCTTAAGGTCAATACCAAAAATCTGAAGTTGCTGCCAGAAATTTACAAGAGGTTCATATAAATCATTTACCCAAATATCTAGGCTGGGATATTTTTTGGTGATATGAATTGCAACACTTCCGCCACCAAGAAAAGGTTCTCGGAACTCATCGTAGTTGCGAAGGTCTGGAAAGTAAGGGTCCATCTTGACGCAAGCACGGGACTTACCTCCAGGGTAGCGCATCGGCGTTTTAAGAGACTTCATAATCTTTAGGATGATACTTCAAATATTCCCGAAAGGTCAATTTCATTTCTTTCTTAGTCATACCACAATGCTTTGCGGCAGCAGGAACAGTCATTTTAGCACGAAAGAGACCTTCATTTGCCTCTTTCACATTTTCGGGGGTTGTCTTTACTGGGATCTCATATAGAGACTTATAATCAATTTTGAGCAGACCCATTTACACACCTCACAACAATTTGAGTACTTCTAGTTGCTTCTGCCATCTCACGATAACCAGTTCCAACATAAATTTGACCACCAACTACGGCAACTGCCATAGCACCCCAAAAAATATAATACCACTTTGCCTTTACTTGATGTTGTTTACTCATTTGAACTCACACTCCACCATAATTTCAGTTAGGCAGGCAAGCATATTTATTTCTTGATCTGCTACGAAAGCACTCTGATACTGATACTTAGCAAGCACAAGCACAGCAGCAGGAATACTATTGTTTTCAAGGGCGCTATAAAGAGCATCGTAAATACGACGCAACAATACAGTAGTATCATTGTCCATATTAGCCACCACCCACTTCCGAACTTCAGGGAAGTTCTTTTCTTTAAGGTTTTGAAGGAGATCATTTACAGCAACATCAGAGAACGCAGCAAGAATTCCAGAATCAATTTTTCCACCTACAGAGTATCTTTGGCACTCGTTGAGGACTCGTCGCCAATCTGGGAAGTGTTTGTTGATAAGTTCCGCAAGTACTCTTTGATCGAATTCGACGCCTTCCGCACCCAAGATGTTTTGTAGACGCTTGAAGAAGGATCCTGCCAATGCGGTTTTTTCTTTTCCTTTGATGGAGAAGTCAATAACGGCGCATCGGGAGTGGAGGGGTTCGATGATTTTGTTTTTGTAGTTGCAGGTGAAGATAAATCTACAATTTCCAGCAAATTCCTCAATAAACGCCCGTAGGAGGAGTTGTACGTCGTTTCCTGTGTTATCTGCCTCATCAATGATGACGACTTTGTGTTTAGCATTTGACGAAAGCGAAACGGTCGAAGCGAAGTTTTTCGCATTGTTTCGGACAGTATCAAGGAATCTACCTTCGTCGGATCCATTGATGACATAAACATCTACTCCCAATTCATTGCAGAGTGCTTTTGCCACTGTGGTCTTACCAATACCAGGAGGACCAGCAAGAAGCATATTTGGAATTTCACCCTTATTTAGAAACTCCTGAAAAGTTTTCTTGGTACTTTCAGGAAGAATACAATCTTCAATTGTCTTTGGGGCATATTTTGCTACCCACAAAAAATCACTATTCATGATATCCTTTCAATAAATTCAGTTTGTTCAATCAATTCATGTGGAAGATTTTCTGTCCAGATATAGTCTAGATGAGTATCATCAATTTTGGGTATAAACATCTCATCAACTTCCACCAAATAAAGTAGAGAGGGTGTATGAGTTGCTTTTGCGTCAGGAATATCTGGAAAAAAATAATTTGAAAACGCAATTAATTGACGATTTTCAAAATATCTACCGATCTCCCTAGTTTGTACCCTACGAGCAAACTGATCTATAGATTCTTTAAATCGCAATCTACCACCTATTACCCAGTATACACCCTTCAGTGGTTGTTCAGCTCTTTTAATAAAGAGATACTTATTACCACACTTAATCAAAAAATCAATACAAAATAAAGGTACTAATTTTATAATTTTTGAATATTCTTTTTCAGGAATAAAATCAGTATTCATAATTTAAATCCAATTTGGTTTTCGTTCTGGCATACGAAGATAATTAGATGCAACCCAAGGTTTGGATGCGATATAACGTTTGTAAGCAGTAAAAGTGTCAATGCTTTCGTCAAATTTCCACTCTTCAGGCATTGCCCTCGCAAATGGTGTAACTTCAGTAATCTTCCCTTTAGGAAACAAATAATATGCCCCAAGAAGAGTATTATAACATGAGTGGACCTTACCATAACGCATTGTGTACTCATCACACAAGTTCATTCCCCATTTAATTAACCAATAGGCATTGTGGATACTATCCATTGCCCATTTAGTACAGGGATGATTACGAAACGCACCTTTTTCAGTTCTGTAAGGAGTCTTATCAGTCTTGTACAAAGGACCATAGTTATGACCCCATTTTTCAGATGCCACAATGGAAAGCATTTGGCAGCATTCCAGTGGCATTTTCACGATGTGTTTATCTGGAAGACAGATAGCACTCTCAGCAGGCCAAGGTGATGTGACAAATATATTCATCAGAAACAATACTTTTGAAGAACGTACTTAACTTTATCTGGTTTGTCTTCCATCCAATATGCTTCATGTTCCATCTGAGAATTAGATCCAGAAGCACTTACCGAATTTCTAATATCCTGATATTTAAACGCTGGAAGAATCATACTTTTTTTAGGTATACCAAATGGATTATGTCCATTACACAAGTGAGCAACATGAACACTCTCATGATAAACAGTTTCATTAATATAGTGTTCTGGATTAAATCCACTTTGTTTAATATTTTTAGTACAAATTACAAATTTTTTTCCAAAATCTGCATACCCAAAAAGATTTTTATTACTCCTACAATATCCGACATTTTCACGAATTGAATACTTTGCTTTGTAAATTTGATTGAGAATGTCTTTTGCTTGAGGAGTAAGATAGAGAAAAAATTCCATCAACCAAAAGTAGAATCAGGTTCTAGAGCAATATAATACTTCAGATTATACTTGCTGTTGGTGAATTGTGATAGAAGTTTAGAAGAGACCACAACGTCATAGGCACCAGGAATAATCTTGATGTTTTCTACCTTAAAGTTGAACGTAAATTCGGAATCAGTCTCACCAACCACGATGGAATATTCGTTAGAAGTATCGTTCTTCTTATCACGAACAACCAGTTTGACCACACCTGCTCCACCAACGGCAGAAAAATCTGGGAGTTGATAGACGGCTGCTGCCTTGAGCAGTTTTTCCAGAGTCACACTATCCAGTTGGAAGCAGACATCTTCAGAAGGAAGTTGAATATCTTTATCCGGAGGGGAAATGATAACGTTAGGGTCAGCAAAAAAGTACTTCACACGACGCTTGCCTTCCTTGATGCTCAGATAAGACTCCTCAACAAAATCAAGGTCGGGATCCTGATGAAGACTCAGACCATTCAGAAATTGATTAAGATCATAAATGGCAAAATCACGAGGGAACTCTTCGGTGATGTCTGCTTCAGCAAGAATGTTCTTCGCAACAGAAATCGTGCGGAGGCGATTACCCTGCTTCACAAGAATAGAGTTATTGATACCAGCAAAGTTCTTGAGAAGAGCGAGAGTGTTGTCAGAGAGTTTCATAGTTTTGTTTTGGATTTTCATAATCAACGGAATTCAGTCAGACCATTATCTTTACGAGAATAGTGCCCGTCAAAATGGAGCAGAAGCATAGCATAATGAATGACTTTGAGGAGGTCACGCTTATTGCGTCCATCTTTATCACCATATCGACTACCATACTTCAGAATGTTTGCCTGACAGAAAGATGTTGCAAGGTCCTTTGCTGCCATCAGGTCAATTGTTTGCGTATCTTTATAGTCTTGATTATGACCACAATAATGACTATTGTAAGTTCCAGTTACATAATCTTGTACATCTTTCAGGATTTTATCTTCGTTGTATTTCCAAAGGTGATTTTTAGTTTCTGGCATTTCTGGCATAAAATAAATTTGATCAGAACCACCTGGAGAGATGGTTAATTGATAGTCAGAATAAGGATACTCGTCCATAATAAAAAGGGAAGGTCATAGTTTACCTTCCCCAATTATATCAGAACGGTGCAGGTTGGTCAACAGGCATTTGGAAGTCAGCATCCACTTTGTCATAGAGTTCCAAAAACGATTGCTTGGTCTCATCATCAAAACGATTCACACACACTTGGATTGCCTTTGCCTTATCTTGGAAGATGCTGTAGGCACGAATAATATGAACCAAACGGCGGGTGCTAATGATTTCTTCAATACCACCATCGTAGAATGTCTTGCGGATGATGTCTGCCCAGTCCACCAGACGCTTGCAGAAATCACGGTCTTCCACACCCAGATCCAGAGCAATACCCTCAAGGATCTTCTGCTCAGTAGAAGGAGCGGGATATGCTTGCTCAAAGGTCACAGGAAAACGCTCAAGGAATG